CAATGGCCCATCGCAGCGCGCTGCGCGGCGAGGATGTCGAAGCCGTCCACGATGAAGACGTTGTTGAGCACGTCGATCTCGAACAGCACCACGCCGTCCACGCTCTCTTTGTAGTAAACGAGCGGCATGGTGAATTTGGTTTCGGACGATTCGCCAGTCTTGGCATCGCCACGGTCGATCTCGCTGTAGCGTCCACGCCCGACGATTTCCACCGCCTGGTAGAAGCCGGTGTCTTCGGCCTGATACGCGCCGGCCCAGCGCAACTGCACAGCACCTACGGAGGTGGCGCCGAACTGGCGCAATGCACTGCGCAGATAGCCGGCAGCAGCGAACGACAGCTCCAACGCTTCGCCGCCCATATCCACCTTCACGGACGAATCCAAACCGCCGGGGCGGATCTCATCCATTTTGCGGGCGAGCTTGGGGAGCGTGATGCTGTTGACCTGGCCAATGAAGGATTCGCCGTTCTGGAACGTGTCGAAGTTTTTGAGCTTGCGGGGCAATCCCATGGTGATGTCCTCGAAATAAAAGTGGGAATGCGTCGGCGACAGATGTCGCCGACAGGAATCTAGGCGTTGTTGGTGGCGGTGATCGCGGTCATCAGGTCCGCGATGTAGGTGTCGGTGAAGGTCTGCCGTAGCGTCAGATCCTCCATCGGCGGTACCGGCGTGAAGTCGTAGGACAGTTTCAGCTTGCCCACCTTCACGTTGCTCTTGTCATTGAGGCTGGGATCGAACCAGCAGCGCGCGCCGAGCAGAAAACCTTGACGCACCAGGTCGCGCAATTTCGCATTGATCGTTTCGATCAGGTCGCGCACGAGACTGGCATGCATGGGCTTGTCGCTGTACTCAAACACGCCCTCGCCGATGGTGGCGCCGACAATCTGCGCGCTGCGGGTGTAGTTCTCGAAGATGAAGTCGCCGTCGTCGCAGGTACGCGAGCCCCAGAAGCGAAAGCCGTTGCGGTTGATCAACGTGGTAATGCCGGCCTGATTCAAGATGTCCGCATCCGTGCCTTCGGTGAGATAGTCGAAGTACACGTCGGCGCTGATACCGGTCACACCATTCACGGGCACGTTGGAAATCACTTTGTGCCAGCCGGTGGTTTGATCGATCGAGGCACGCAAGCCCAGTGCGATGGCGATGGTGCTGGCTGTCATCGTGGCTTTGGTCGCGGTATCGAAGCCGCTGAAGTCGGGCCAGATCAGCATCAGTTCGCGCGCGCTGAATTTCTTGCGGTAGGCGAGCGCGTCGGTGATGGTGTGGCAGTCATGGCAGGACACATAGGCGAAGGCGCCCAGTCGCTTGGCCGTGATGCTGATTTCCTGCGCGACGTCCTCGGTGTCCAGGCCCGGTACGCCGATCAAGCGTGGACGCAGGCCCACTCGCTGCTCGGCAGTCAGCAAAGCCTTGATGCCCGTGTAACGCCCCTGCATGTTGGTGGTGCCGATCAGGTTGGCGGTAGTCGCCTCATCGTCCGTACCTTCCGCCACGCGCACGACGATGACGGGGCAGCGGACCTGGTTGTCGATGTCTTGCAGGGCTTTGGCCAGCGTGCCCTTGATGCCTGCTTTGGCGATGCCGTCTTTCGGGTTGGTGAGCAGGACCGGCGTATCGAGCGGGTAGGCCAACGGGTCCGCATCCGATGCGGTCACCGCGATGCCGATCACGGCGGTGGAAATCGTTTGCAGGGTCAACGGTGAGTCGGTGGTTTCCTCGATCCGCGCGCCGTGGTGGTAAGCAGTAGACATGGTTCAAGCCTCGGTGGGGGTGACAGGGGGCGCCGTACTGTCGTCGGGATCGAGCGCGAGGGAAGGCGGTGCGGTGAGAGCATCCGCAGGCGGTTCGACCCCTAACGCCGTGATGACGTGATGGGCGCCGTCAGCGGTCCAGTAAGCGAAACTGCGGTAGTCGGCGACGATCTCCCAGCCGTCGCCTAGCGCGTTCCACCGCGCTACCTGGTGTTCGCCGATGTGCGGTGGCTCGAGCACGGTGAGCGTGTTGGGCAGGGGATCACGTGGCTTGGGGCTGGCGACGCGCAGGCCAGTGTCTGTGGACCACACCGGCGTGCGGCTGTAATCGGGGAGCTGACGCCACGCGTGTGCATCGGCATCCCAGACGTTCGTCAGCGGTGTTTGATCGCTCAGCACGGGCGGCGCTTCGGCCGTTGCGCTATCTGGCGGACCATCGCCGAGCGCGAGCGTGTTGGGGATCGGGCGGCACGTATCGGTATCCCACAGCATGCAGCGGCGAAAGTCGGGCACCACCTCCCACGCCGTTTCGTCGGCGTTGAGCCGCGCATGCTGGTTGGCGCCAAGCTGCGCGGGCGGTTCCATCTCCACGACGTTGCGCGGGAGGTAATACGTCGCTTCCAATGGCGAGAGAAACACCTGAACCCGTCCCAGATATTCGCGTGTGGTCTCGTCAAAGCTGTACGCATCTTTCGATGCCGGAAGTTTGGGCGTGTCGATATCGGACATGCAGGCGGCCTAAGTCAGTAAGCGATGAAATGGAACATGTGCGTACCGGCGGCGAGGTTGTCGTTACCGCCGGCCGCCGCGATGGTGATGGTGTGGCTGTGGCTGCCGTTGTTGGCCAGCGACAGGCCGTGGGTGTGATCGCCTGTCGCGGCAATCGAGATGGTGTGCGAATGGCTACCGGCGCCATTCATGCCGATGTTGTGGCCGTGATTGCCCTGCCAGTCGGTGCTAAAACCGTGCGCGTGATCGCCCACGCCATCCGTCGCGAGCCGCGCCGTGGACATCCAACTGGTCGCGCCGCCACCGAAGTTGTAGAGAATGTCCTGGTTGCCACGAATCGATAGCGTGCGATCACCTTGCGTATGCGCGTGACCGCCTGCACCAGCAGTTGATCCGCTATGGGCATGGGTACCCTGTCCATCCGTCCAGGCGCCGTGCGCGTGGTCGCCCACGCCGCTTGCGCTTGCACCGTGGCTGTGTGCGCCGGCCGCTAAAAGCGAGACGCTGTGGCCGTGATCACCACCGGCGGCGGCACCCGCGCCATGCGTGTGCGTCAGGACGGCACCCGCGCTGTACGTGCCGACCTTGCTGACATCGATCGTGGCTTTGATCACCGTGCCTTCGCCCAAACGCGGCACGTTGAAGGTGGTGACGCCATCACCGGCGCCATAGGTCGCGCCTATGGCCGCGAAGAGATCCGCGTACTGCGCGCGCGAAATGGCGGCGCCGTTGCAGAGCAGCGTGTTGGGCGGTGCCTGCTGGCCAGCGGTGACGATGATTTGCCCCGGCACGTAACGCGCGCGTGCATCGAGCTTCGCCGATAGCGTGGCGACCAGGCCCGCTACATCGTCCATCACATGGGGGTGCCTGGACGGTGGGAAAGTTGGGCCGATAGCGTTGAGGAAGTCGGTGCCCGTGGCGATGGCCAAGAGGCGCTTGACGTAATCGGTCGGCGCGCTCGCTCCGAAGCGTGCATTGAGGACGGCAAGCAGGTTTGCGGCGACAAGCGCCTTTTGCGTGTCTCTGCCGGCTTTTGCCTCATCATCCGTCGCCAGTTTCACCACGCCCAGCGTGTCGGAAGTGGCCGCAGGATTGATGAAGTTGGTGTCGCCGATGATGATTTGGCTGGCCGACACCGATGCGAACTGCACGTCGCAGGCCAGCAGCATGACGGCACCGGCGGATTTCTCCACGATCACATTCGCCTGGCCGTAGGATGCAAACAGCGTCCCGTCCGTCAGATAGAAGCCGAAGCCGCGCACGGTATAGACGTCTTTACTCGCATCGCTGATCGTGACGTGGATCGTATCCGCTGCCGTCGCACCGCCCGCGATGGAATCGATGCGCTTGATTTCGGCGGGAACCGGCTGGCCCGACATGAAGGCCGTCGCGGTCACGGTGGCATAGGCGATACGCACGGCGTTGGTGCCGTCGCCTTTGGCGTTACGTAACGCGGCGTGGCCTGCATCGGTCACGGTGAAGATCAATGCATCCACGTCAAACCACTCCGGCGAATTGAAGATGGGCATACGCCACTGCGCGAGCGGCGGCGACGACGCGCACACTGGCGCGGGCAGTGAGCCCTTGCGTAAAGGTGAAGTGGTCGCGCGCGGATTTCGTGCGGCTCACTTCGGCGATGACGTCATCCACGAAGGCGGCAGACGTGTTTTGATCGGTCCCGTCCGTCACGCTGAGCGTGAGCTGGAACGTAAAGGGATCGCCGGGCGGTTCCTGCTCGAACCATGGGCGTACCACGACATGGCCACCAAAGGACGTCACCACGTCTTCCACCGATTGCGCTGTGCCTTGCTGGCGTGCAATGGCGATGGCGTGACGAACCCGCGAGCGCTTGATCGCTTCGGACCAGTACGGCTTCCAACTGCGCACGCCCAGCGACCAGGCGAGCCACGGCAGAAAGGTGGCGGGAATCGTGTCCGGGTTGGCGAGCGTGGCCAGCGGCGCGTCGAACGAGAGCATGTCCAGGCACACCTGGGCGAACGCACGCTCCATGGGTGTGGCGTTCGGCGGGAGTAGGTTATTCACCGACGCCTCCTGGCTGGATATCCACACCCGTGCAGTAACCCGCTTCGGTGTCGCTCATGGCGAGCGTGGCGCTCGGTGTGAGGTCGAGAACGTCTTCCACGCCGGGCACTTTCAGCGCGGCGTACAAACCGGAGAGCGTGATGTTGCGACCGATGCGGCGCGACTCGGCGAGATACGTGGCCAGACCCTTTTTTGCCGTATCCAGCACCACGTCCGAGTCCGGGCCGGCGTAGAACAGCAGCCGTGCCGACACGTTGAACGCGCGGATCATGACCGGCTGGACAATGACCTTGTCGGTCAGCAGGCGCCGCGTTTTGACCGAGATGAAGTCGGTAACGGTTTGCAGCAGGGCCGGCGTCGGCGTGCCGTCGCCCTCGCGCGCCATGATCGACACCACCACGATGCCTGGTGTCGGCGAAGTGACCTTCGCATCCTGCACCTGGCCGGACGCGCTACGCGCGAGAAATTCGTAGGCATCGGCGGGGCCGGCGGTGGAATAGCCGCTGGGTGCAAGCTGGCAGCGGTACAACAAGTCATCGTCCGATTCCCAGACGGCCTCAATGCCTTTTTCGGGAATCGCGGGACTAATGAGCAGACGCTCCACGCCGAGACTGGCCGCCCAATTGTCGAGGTCTTTACCTCGGGCGGTGGGCAGGAAGCACGCGCGCGCGTCGTCGTTACGTCTCTGCCTTTCCTGCAGCACGATGTACGCCAACACTTGCAGATTTTTGCGGATCGGGTCCGATTCCACCGTGGCGGTGTACGCGGGCCATTTCTCCGTCATCTTGGCTTCCACCATCGCGAGGAGCGTCTCGTAATCGAGCGGCTCCACCACATCCGGTAGCGGGAGCTGGTTGAGCTGGATGGCGTCCGTCATGGGCGCGTACCGTGCAACGTAACGGGCACGGACAGATCCACGGGCTCGCCAGTGTCGGTGCGCGTGCCGGCCAGACTTAGCACCCAGCGGCCTTGCAATGCGTCGATGACGGAGAGGGCCACCCGTGTCAACGTGATGCGCGGCTCCCAGCGCATGAGCGCGGTGGCGGTGGCGGCGTAAAGCTGCACGCGCGTGGCGGCGTTGGCCGGCGCGTCGATCAGATCCGGCACGCGGCTGCCGTAGTCACGGCGCATGATGCGCGTGCCTACGGGTGTGGAAAGAATGTCGGCAACAGACTGCGCCAGGTGCGCGTCGCCGTTAAGTGCTTTGCCGGTGCGTGCGTC